TAAAGATTGGTTGAAATTAACATCAGAACAGAGAGAAGATAAACAGAAAGAAATAGTTAAAAATCAAAAAGAAAAAATTGGAGAAGTTACTGAAGGTGATATAGACGAATTTGAAGAAAAATTAAAAGAAAAGCTTGGAAAAGAAACTTTTAAATCTGTAATGGCATCCATAAGAAAAAAAGGTGATCCTCCTGCTAAATATTTAAAAGGTAAATATCCTAAAGGACATCCCAAAGAAGGTCAAGGTATAGGGAGAGATAGGGAAAGACAAGTAATCAGACACTATCTTGAAACAGGTGGGGTAAATCCTATGAATGGCAAACCTGTTCCATTTAGTGAAGCTCAATTAGACCATATAACATCATTGGATAATGGTGGTGTTGATGGTGGTGAAAATTGGATGTGGATGGAAGCTAGAATCAATCAGTTTAAAGGAAGCCTTACCGATACAGAAGTTGAAGCTAAATTGATAGAAAGAGGTTTAAAAACTGCTAAAGAACTTGATAAAGAAACATCTGAAGCAGAGTTGAAGAACTGGCAAACTCAAGCTGAAATTGCTTATTGGGAAACTAGATTTGAAACTAATGACATAGCTAACCTCTCGGTAGAGTCGATTGAAAATATGTCTGGTGATGAAAGGACAAATTTAGTAAAGGCTTGGAATCGTCATGTCGGTGAGGGTGATCCAAGATACATAGCTAGATACGGCACAAGAAAAGCAGAGGTTGATGGTAAACAATATCCGATAACTAGAGATGGTGCCATGAAACCAGACAAAGATAATCCAAACACTTGGGGAATACAAAAACAACCTGATGGTATTTTGAAAAAAACCGACATGTCATATGAAGAGGCACTAACTGCTTATGAGGATGCTAGAGCTTCAGGTGGTGCAAAAATAGGTAATGATGAAGTAAAAGAAAACATTACTAAAGCTTTAACTGGTGTACAATCTCCATTTACGGATAGTGATGGTAAACAAATTACCATACCAACCGAATTAGATGAAAATGCTATAAATGAACAATTTGAAGCTATTCAAGGAGAAAAGGAAGAAAGACAAAAATACATAAAAGATTTACAGAAAGATATAAGAGCAAATCCACAATCTGCGGATAATCTTAAAAAACAACTTCAAAAAGATCCTGAGTATAAAAAATATAAAGAGGATATGAAAAAAGCTGCTGGTAAAGGTAAAGCAAAAAATCCGGATAATCCTGAAGAATATGCTAAAATAAAACAGGAATATGACGAATGGCGTTTAAACAAGTGGAGAGAATGGCAATCTCAAATACAATAAAAGAGTTAATATGAAAACACAATTACTTTGTACATTCACAACACAACACAATCTTGAACAATCCATTCGTGATATAACGAAAAACTTTAAGATTGTATTTGATAAAATTTATGTATTACAAAATGAGGACAAACCAAAGGAATTAATTTGTACTTATAATGTCAATCAAGAAGATGACATAGATTTTAACTCTGTAAAGAATACCATATCTTTACATAGAAAGAAAATAACAAATACACTTTATACGATAAACGCCCTAAACGAATTAATAAAGTTAATAAACAATGGGGTGTTAGACACTAACTATCAGGTTGAATGGGACACATATAAGAATATGATTCTAATAACCAATAAAGAAGGTTTACAAAAAGTACCAACAAGGATATTGAAGATAATCGAGTTATAATGGCGTCACCAATATATTTTTTTACCAGAAGTGGATGTGTCTGGTGTCAGAAAATGAAGCCGTCAATAGATGAAATAAACAAAACTCTGAATGATGAACAAAAGATTCAGATTCATTCTATTGATGAGCAACAATCAAAAACAATATACGATAGTGTTATTCGTATGAACAAGTTACAGAATGTTGTTCCTCTCATGTACAACTCAAACATAGGTACAACTCTTTTGGGTTATAAAGATAAAAGAGATATTCAAAAGTTCTTACGAGCCGAACCAATAACAGAGGCAAAACCACTTGAACCTATGCCAAGACTAGATATCAAAACTTCTTCAAAAAAAGACTTTGATAATTGGAAAAAAGATGTTATATTATGGTATGGGAAGAATAATAATAATCTTCCAACAAATGTAATAGACAAAGATAAAATGATAGATATGGTTTACAAACAATATATGGCATATAAAACTAAACCTACTACTGTAGAAGATAGGTTATCTGCCTTAGAAGAAAAAGTTGATAAAATACTTGAAAAAATATCTTGACTTTTTCATCAGAAGTTTGTATATTATATAAATTGGTTATCTACAAATTTTACTTTAGTAATATTTATAGATGTAACAATAATAATAAACATAAACTAGGAGAATAATAATGGACTTAGATGCTATAAAAAGCCGTCTCAATCAGTTACAGAACACACAAACAAATGCGTTTTGGAAACCTCAACCTGGAAAATCTCAAATCAGAATTGTACCTTACTTACATGATAAGAACAATCCTTTTAGTGAGTTGTTCTTTCATTACAGTTTAGTTCCTAACAAGACTGTACTGTCACCACTTTCATATGGTCGTCCTGATCCTGTTCAACAATTTGCCGATAAGTTAAAATCAACTGGCAACAAAGATGAATGGATTCAAGGTAAGAGAATCGAACCAAAGATGAGAACTTTTGTTCCTGTCGTAGTTCGTGGTGAAGAAAACGAAGGTGTTAAGTTTTGGGGATTTGGAAAAACTGTATATCAAGAACTTCTTGGTATCATAGCCGATCCAGATTATGGTGATATATCCGATGCTACTGCAGGTCGTGATATTGTTGTTGAAAGACAAACACCTGCCGAAGCTGGTAATCAATATGGTAAGACAACTATTCGTGTCAAACCAAATGTTACAGCACTTTCCGATGATTCTAACTTACTTCAAAAGTTATTGGATGAACAACCAGACATCAAAGAGTTGTATAATGAACCAACCTTTGATGAGTTGAAAGGACATCTTAGTAACTTTTTAAATCCATCAGATTCTACAGAAGAAACAACAGAAAAAGAACCAGAAATGGTTACTACTGAAGGTTCTTCAAATGTAGAAGACGATTTCGATAAGTTATTTAATTCATAAACCGTGCATGGTTCGAGGTGTGCTGGTTTCCTCCTTTTTCCGGCACACCTCTTTTTTTAGGAGAAATAAATGTCTAATAGAGATGAATTAGCAGATATAATTGCTGGTGAACTAAACAAACAATTCAAATCACATCAAGTTGCTTATTTCTTGGATGGTGTTCAAGAAACTCCAACTGATGTAACAGATTGGGTTGGTACAGGTTCAACATTGTTAGATTTGGCAGTATCAAACAAACCACATGGTGGTTTGGCTGCTGGTAGGATTACAGAAATCAACGGGTTAGAGGGAAGTGGTAAATCACTTATTGGTGCTCACGCTCTTGCTTCCACTCAAAGAAAGGGTGGACTTGCTGTCTATATAGATACTGAGTCTGCTGTTTCAGCTGAATTTCTACAAGCAATTGGAATCGATACTGATGCTATGTTATATGTTCATTTGGAAACAATAGAAGATATATTTGATACAATCGAAACAATAGTTACAAAAATCAGAGAATCAAGTAAAGATAAATTGGTTACAATATTAGTTGATAGTTTGGCTGCTGCTTCTACTAAGGTAGAGATGGATGCCGACTTTGACAAAGATGGTTGGGCTACAAGTAAAGCCATCGTTCTGTCTAAAGCTATGAGAAAGATTACTCAACTTATTGCTCGTCAAAAAGTTTGTTTAATTTTTACTAATCAGTTAAGACAAAAACTTGGTGTGATGTTTGGAGATCCTTGGACTACTTCTGGTGGTAAGGCACTTCCCTTTCACGCCTCTACTCGTATTCGTTTAAAGAATATGGGACAAATCAAAGATACCAAAAAAGATACTATTGGTATTAAGATAAGAGCTCAAGTAATCAAGAACCGATTAGGTCCACCTTTGAGAAGTGCAGAGTTTCCACTTTTCTTTGATAAAGGTATTGATGATTATGGAAGTTGGTTAACTGTGATGAAAGACCATAAGTTGGTAAAACAAGCTGGTGCTTGGTATACTTATACCGACCAAAATGGTAAAGACCACAAGTTTCAATCAAAAGACTTCGGCGCTCTTATATCTGATGTAGAAACTCAAGAATACATCTACGACTCTATCTGTGAAAAAATAATACTAAAGTATGACTCTGGTCAACTTGGTATTGATGATGTAACTACAGATGAAGAGTTTGCCGATGAGTAGTACCAATAAGAATCTATTAAATAAAAGATTCTATGAGTATAAAGAAGAGATTGACATAAATCCTGAAACTAAGAATTTAAACGACCATGTTCTATTGGTCGATGGTTTCAATACATTCATTCGTAGTTTCAGCGTCAATCCTTCTTTAAACGAAGATGGTGCTCATGTTGGTGGTTTGGTAGGGTTTTTAAAATCGATAAGATATACAATTAACAAGTTTAAACCTACTCGTTGTATTATTGTATTTGACGGTAAAAACTCTTCCAAACCACGACAAAAGATATATCCACAATATAAAGCTGGTCGTAAGATTAGAAGTCGTTTAAATCGTCTCGTTGATTGGGGTGGAGGTCCACATAATGAACGAGAGAGTATGTCAATGCAACTTAAGAGGTTGGTTGAGTATTTGGAATGTCTTCCACTAACTATCGTATCAATAGACAACTTAGAGGCTGATGATATAATGAGTTATATTCCAAGTGTTGTCCTCAAAGATAGTAAGTTTACCATAATGTCTTCTGATAAAGATTTCTATCAGTTGGTGGATGATAGGGTGAAACTTTATTCACCCACTAAAAAAATATTATATGATAGAGAATTAGTGAAAAAAGAGTTTGGAGTTTACCCGCAAAATGTGTTAACTTGTAGGGTAATAGATGGAGATAAATCAGATGAGATACCTGGTGTAAGAGGAATCGGTGTTAAGACCTTAATAAAAGAGTTTCCTTTATTAGTAGAGGATAGAACGTTTAATACAAAAGACCTTTTAGATATGGCAAACTCAAGAGACACTAGAATATCAAATTTGATTAAAA